GGAATTACGAACGTCTGGAAATGGTATATCTGGAAATGACCAAAGGAATTATGCGCTCGATTGGTTAGAACGTCATTACGGAGAGAATGGAAAAGGCGATTTCTTCATATATTATCTTGATGATGATAATATTATTCATTATGAGTTTTGGGATGTATTTGCAAAGTTAGAGAAAGATTCTCTGTATACATTTTCCCAATCACGTGAGAATGGCCAAACTATTCTTCGTGGTAATAAAATCATGTGGCGTCAAGTTGACACAGCCCAGTTTTTGGGGTATTATCCGCTCATCAAACAAATTCGCTGGCTGCCAAGTATGTATATGGCTGACTTCTTCTATATTCATCAATCTGTAATAAACAATTATCAACACCACAGAGTAGTTGACAAAGTCCTAAGTTATTATAACAAAATTGAATCATAGTTAAATGGAACATTATACTCTAGATAATATCAACATCAATGGTCAATAGTATAATGGATTCTCATAACTTAGCATACCCTTATAAAATTCATGCTTACATCCCGCATTTGTTTTCCGTAACTGAACTAAGGTCAAAGAAACGAAGTGATGTTGCCAAACTACCAAGTATTGAATCCATCAGCAAATCATTACTGTATCAATATATGCGCAATATCGTATCTGAGACATTTGGAGAAATGATGGGACAACCAAAAGATATTCATATCATTCTGAAAAACACGATGCCAGTATATTCAGCATTTGTTACATTTGTGCCTATGCGTAATAGCAAGACTGAATACGGCAGATATATAGATGAATTACTAATGAGCGGTGGCACTCGTCTATATCACTCTGGAACGCGGTATTGGAATGTCTTATTGGCCAAGAAGCGAAAAGATAAGAAGAAGAGAAAAGAAGTGGTAAAGTCACACTCAGTAGTATCAATGCAAGTGCCAGTGCTCAAACGAAATAGACGACGAATCGCAGATGAACTTAGTGAGGAAAGCTCTAGACCTAGACCTAGTCCACTATCATCAGCGCTTACAGAACCATTAGATATTGATAGACACATCAACACCATTACACTCGATGACAAGTATACAATGAAACCTAGTTGTTTTAGTGACAGTGATGATAACGGAGTTGAACTTATAGTGAATGAAATATCACATTTGAGATTTGAAGACGATACAAAATTATTAAAACGAAGGAAATTAAATTATGACTGACTGAATAATAAGCTACGATGTAGAATGTTTTGTGTGTTCCTGCTCTTGAGTATTTTTATAGATAATTGAACACACAAAACAGTTTGGGAATGTCGCAACAATAGATATCAAACACAAACCGCAATTAAGTTAACAGAATATTTAGCCTTTATCCAAAGGTATGTATGTGGTCGTATCACGTTTCAACCAGAACACGTGGGAAGAGAATTGCGAATACCGCAGGCGTAAACGACTTGTGGGGTGTGTATATGGAACACCATTACCTATGGCAGCATCAATACCCTACAAAGCACCTGTATACGTCTTGGAACTCAACTTCACAGAGCACAAGATTATGGGAGTCGGATTGATATTGAATTTAATTGGTGTTGGTAACTCAAAAGTATATTCTGATTCACAGCATAACAGTTATTCGTATAATGGCAAATATCGTGTTGATCGCGAAGAGATGATTGAAAAAGAAGAAGACCTGATGACCAAACTAGATGAAATACTATTCTGGCAATGTAAACGATGGCGAGCAATGCAAGGAATGACACAAATTCCTGTTTGGGTTCGTCAATTACCTGAACTGAATTATCAGGAAATATTACGTAATATGTTCCTTAGTCGGTTTATGAAGCATCCGGCAGAAAAAGACTCATACGGCAATACATCACAAACGCAGACGATTAATGGTAACACAGAAGATACTAATATTGTTACTATAGACGCACCTGCTAGGAAGCCATCTATACGAACAATCACGATAAAACGCGTTAAAAAAGGAACTAAAAAAAAGACACTAACTAAGGCTTAAAGTTTATTCAATTACTCAAATAAAGTAAGTGTATTGATATATCATATGGAGTTCAACGATAATGTGGATGATTACACAATAGACGAATTATTAGAAGTTTTACATTTACCAGAAGATGCGAGTGTAGAAGAAGTGAAAGCCACAATCGCGAGACTTATTAATAAATTTAGAAGCGAAGGAAACACAAAACTAGTCAACTTTTTTATCAAAGCACGTCAGAGGATATTAGAAGACCTAGAAAGGAGTGACTTACTTGATGACCCACAAGATAATGCTGATACTGAGATGGGTGAATGGTGGCAAAAACAATATAGTTCTCCAAACGATAAAGATGTTACAAAGGACTTGCCAGATAGGCGTAATAATACGGTTACAATGCCGGGTCATCATCCTATGAAGCGTCAGCAACTTGGTGTCAAACAATACTATACTGTGAATATTGCGCAAGGCGAGAACAACCCAAATCTGATTAATATTACAGAGAAGATTGTTGTTGTGGATAGCAAGTTGAGACCATTTATTTTTCCACACGATAATGAAAATCCAACAGCTCAAGCTTCTTCTACGTCATTTGATTTGACATTGGCTGATCCAATTAAAGAGTGCCTTTCATTACAATTGAATTCGGTTGTTTTACCAAAAACTTGGTATAATGTTGAATCGGGTGTAGGTAATAATGCATTTTGGGTGAATGGTACAAAAATAGAGATTGACCCTGGCTACTATGATGCTTCTGGTTTGGCTGATGCAATGACAGCAGCAGCAATTCTACCTCTTTCAAGTGTGGATTATAATTATAAGACTGGAAAATTCTTATTCAATTTCATTAATGTCTTCCCAATTCCACTTGATGTTAGTATGGTATTTTGGGACCGCACTGGTGAATATACTACCAGAGAAGCATATGGCTGCAACCAAACCGTAGCAGAACCAAAAGTTGATTTCAATTTGGGATACATGTTAGGGTTTAGAGAGCCAGGGCCAATATCATCAGTATCATTTCAGATTGGAGTATCGCCAAACAATACATACCAGTTAATACCTGAAGCGGTAGCAGACTTAGAAGGTACAAAGAACGTGTATATCCTTGTAGAAGACCATAACCAGAATAGATTAAATAATCAAATTGTTCCAATGGCACAAACTGAGACGACATTGTCATTGCCGCCATATTATAGCAATGATATCAGTTATGTTTGTTTACCGGGAACAGACAGACCATACTATTTTAGTGTTGATGACCAAATTGGTTTGACACAAGCACAATTATACACACTCAATGCAGTATTCTCCAATCAGCAAATCACACGCGATCGCGTAATTGGTCCTCAACAAGCTAATATTCTTGGTGTTGTTCCAGTCGCAAGTAGCAATGTAGAATGGGGAAGAAACATTGTTGCCAAAGGACACGAACTAACAGCGAACAAACGAGTATATTTTGGTCCAGTTTCATTAAATAAACTCTCTGTGCAGCTTATTGATGACTTAGGGAATGTCGTGAATCTGCACGGCAGGGATTGGTCATTTACTATGACTGCTGAAGCACTTTATCAATATTAGTGCGGATTTATAGAAAAGATAAATATATATGGTAATCATCAATCATATACCATATATATCAATTTATCAATATTTCGTCTTCAACAACATAAATAGTTGAGCTATTTGCGCCTCCTGATCATCATTCGCTTTTGTCTGGTCTTGATAATATTTATCCAAACGTGATTTCTGCTTCTTATATGATGTTTTAATAGCTTTTGTGATATCATTTAAAGACGCCATTAGCTGAGACGATGAGAAATCAATGTTTTTCTGTGACAATAGCATCGTAAAGAATGATGCTGCAATTCGTAAATGATTCATATTCTCACTTATTTTATGTAGAAATATGATTGGTTTTCCATTTCGGACTTCAATTTGAAAGTCTTGTCTACTACATATACCTGATTTCATACTGACGAACATACCACAATTGATGTCGCTATTAGCTGGGTCATCAATATCTCGATAGAATTTATCAATTTCTTGCTTCTGAACATTTCTAGTGTAGTTCTTGTTTTCAACCATCATATTCAGTTGTTCCATCCGAACTATGAAATCACACTTACCTGGTGTTGCGTGCGTATCCTCAATGTGAGCTGTTGGGAACAATCTATTTAGGTTGTAGTATAACTCTTCTTCTCCATCTTGTCCCTTCATACTAGAGTTTTGCGATCTGACTGTGATAGCGTTGACACGCTGTTCATAATCAATACGCATTTGGTCTTGTTGTTCACGCAACAATTCTATTTTCTTTTCATATAATTCTCTTAGCTCGTTAATTTTAGATTCATGCTTCTCTTGCTGTTTTGCGTTTTCTTCATTGAGCACGATATGATGGTCATTAATACGCTCTTGTAGTTTATGATTTTGTGCTTGTAATGCATCTATTTGATTCTTAAACCGTAAGTTCGCATCTTCCGAGATTTGTATTGATAGCTCTGTCTTTTCTTTACGAAAATTGCTTGTAATATCATTTATTTGTTTCTTTAATGCGTTATTTGCATTCTCCAATTCATTAATTGTCATTTGATAGCTCGCTTGTACTTCATTAATCCTTTTATCTAACTCATTATTACTCATTGTTTGTAACTTTTGAATACCTTGGTTATACAAGGACAGCCCAAGTTCCACAACTTTAGTTCTTTCTTCTTGCGAAAGTGCAAATATTGGCAATACTGACGGTATTGCATTGATTTTAATAGATGTCTGTTCAATTGGCGTCTGGTAACTTGTTTCCATTACAGATTATGGATACAACGATTGGTTCTATAAACAATATAGTTTGGTATCGAACAATATTAGCTTACAGACTAACCAATATTGTTCTTATATCTTTGTAGTTTTCAATTTATCACTCCAAATATGTGATGAGCGAAGAAGATGACGAGGCCAAACACAACATCAAATGCTAACACAACATATGCATTTGGATTGGCATTAATTGCCATTATTGCAAATAGTGCGTATAATAGACCGTGAACTATACGTAAAGAATGCCACCAGATTGGACCATTACCTGTCTCCATTCCGGTAAGACGTGAGTTTGTAAACCATAAATAGAGGAATCCGATTGCTGGTAAAATAGCAATCGCACCCATAAGGCGTAATATGTTTGGTGAAGCGAACTTAGCTAAATAAACAAAGGCCAAACGGACTAAAATACAGCCAAACAAAAACAGTGCCCAGCGTTTCATCATCGGTGTCATATTTAACATTCACGCTTATAAACTTTGTTACTATTTAAGTTTTTGAACTGGGCTTCGCCCATGCCCTTTGGGCTGTTCAAAAACTTAAGGAAAAAATGAGTCAAAAAAATGGAAAATAAAAGAAAAAGTTACTTATTCATTAAATTTTTGACAAATGGAACACGTATTATGAGCGGATCATTTTGTTATGAAACTAAGATGTTTCGTGATGTGTTCTCCTATCTATGTAATCAAAGAACTGTGAAACATAATTAGTAGTTCTCTTCTTGACATTACTTTTAAGTTTATCTGATTTTAATGCCTTATTATACAAGCTCATATTGTCATTCAATAACCTAACTCTTCGTATAATGTCATTAATATCCTTTTTTGCGTCAATATAACAATCATTATCAAAATATTCTTCTGGATTGGTCCCCCAGTAAATAGGTATACAGCGTCCATAGAAACCGTGAAATATCTTTTCTGTTATGTATCCTTTTCCAGTAGAATTCTCGCAGACAATGCAAAATTTGAAATTATGAATAAAGTTCAAGAAGTCCTGTGTATATATACTTAGTGCACGAACATATGGCATATAATTAGTGAGTGAATGACATTCACCAACCGTATTCAACATATTACACAAAGACTGCTTGATATCAGCGTTTCTGTGGTTTGGTGTTAATAAAATACAGAATTTACGTTTATGGAATGGTAGAATCACAGACGGTTTGAATTGATTATAAAATGTCTTCAAAAACATCATGCGAACATAGATTAATGGTAAAGCAATGTATTCATTTGTGATTGTGATATCATTAATGTGGTTGTATAAGTAAATATCTACATTCTTATCTCCAAAATCACCGTATTTATTGAAGTGTTTATAATGATCATAATGATAGCAATTCTCATAACAGAATATAACATTTATTACATTATCCTTTCGTTCAGGGATATCTTCTTCTTGAATGTCATAAATGTTGAAAGTAATGTCTTTGTATTTGTTATATCTCTTGTCAAACGACATCAAAAACCACTTGAGAAAATCGCTTATCTTTTGAAAAGAAATATACGAATGAGAATCTATTAGCAATTTTCTCATTTCGGTTGATAATGCAAACGATGCCATTTATAAACTAGTATATGTCTCTATCTGTGTCTCTATCTATCTTATACAACGGACAATACATTTAAATGACTAGAATAATTATCAAATTAAGATGTTTCGTAATAGGTTTAAGTAAGGTATGAGTTCATATCTTATTACACCATAGAAACTGGTTATCATTATTCAAGCTGGTATAACGTTATGTTTGATACAGTATCACTAGATAAGGAACTGATGTCTCTAGGATTTTTGTTCTTATTGCCTCTTATATTTTTATATGGAGTAATAAACTCTCATCGCAGTAATAAAGTAGAATTGTTCGAAGGTGTTAACATTGGTGATAGAAATGTGCCTATTGTTGGGTTACCTCCATTGGATATTAACGACGAGTATTATACACACCCTCTACGTTCGATGGGTCATCAAGCAATTTTACATCGCATATTACTTGTGCGGCATGGAGAGACTCATTACAATCGTATGTATGATGCAACTGGTGACAATCCAGAATCATTTGTTCCTCAAGATCTCAATACTCCACTAACCAATATTGGTGAACAACAAGCACAAGAAACAGCGTCTTACATTAGAACAATGGGTTTTGAACCTGATGAGGTGTGGGTATCACCTTTGATGAGAACCGTTCAAACTGCAAATGCTTATGAAATGAACAAGCAAAAATTAATGGAACTTCTGTTGGAAGTTAATACCTCAGAAACTATACCAGTGCAATATCCATTTAATGAAAGTCAGAATACATTTGAATATAAAAAGGAAACGTATGATCATTTCATTTCCAGATGTAATATATTGAAGAAGACTCTTGAAGCAGCATCATTTACTGGAGATAAAAACCAGGAATCAATACGCAAACAAACATTAATTTTCACTCACTCAATGGTTATATCTGAGCTATTGAATTCGCTAATTTATCCTGACCGTAAGATATACAACAGATCATATGGAGATATATTCTGGCATATTCCAAATGGAAGTATTACATGTATTGACTTCACAGAAAACAATGAATGGCATATTCATGCTGTAGGATATTCTGGCCATTTGACAAACCCAACTGGTTGTAAAATGCCTCTTGTCTAATAAATAAAAATATATGTCTACATTTAGATTTTTATTTATTTTAAATAGCTAATATTGTTTTTGATTTATATTCTTTATTAATTACTCTTTATTGACCCATTCAGGGTTTTTAACATAACTTATAGCATCTGGATCTTGTTGGACTGCCAGTTTACAGATTTCTTCTGTTTGTTCTTTTACATACTCAAGAGCACGTCCAGATTGTTGGACTGCCAGTTTACAGATTTCTTCTGTTTGCTCTTTTACAAAGTAAATAGCGCATCCAGATTGTTGAACTGCGATTTTACAAATCTCAGGTGTCTGCTCTTTTACGAACTGAAGATCAAATCCATTTTGTTGGACTGCCAGTTTACAGATTTCTTCTGTTTGCTCTTTCACATACTCAAGAGCATACTTTCTATATTGTTGAACTGCAATTTTACACAATTCAGGTGTTTGCTCTTTTACAAACTCAAGAGCACAACCGTCTTGTTGGACTGCGAGTTTACAAACTTCTTCTATTTGTTCTTTTACATATTGAACGTTTACATATTGAAGATTACATCCATTTTGTTGGACTGCCAGTTTACACAATTCAGGATTATTATAAAGTGGTTGACAATCTGTTAGTATAATTCGTTTTGCTTTTAATTTATTATCATACTCTATAACCTTTTCATCTTCTGGAATAGTTACTCTCCAAATATTACAATTA